CTAGATCGGATTTACTTGACGATGAGAATCCGCGTCCTTTTTTTGTTTTGCCAGGTCTGCGGTTTTCTTGAGGAGCAGGGGCAGAAGGAGTTCCAACTGGGCGGTTTCTTCGGTGTCCTGGGGTTTGCCCGCGTTGAAGTCCTTCCAGTTGCGGAGTGCTGCTTTCCAGTCTGCCAGGGGGATGCCGTTCTTCATCTTCCAGCCGCTCATGCTGTAGTAGTTGTAGAAGCGCTTGGCGCAGTCCTCGGATCGTCCGATGCTCAGGGCGTATTCGACGGTTTCTGCTTCGCTTGAAGGCTTGTTCCCGGAATTTGTGCGGGTGTTCTTGCCGCTTCTCTTGACACTTACCGCGCAGTAGTCGTCCTTGATGCCATCGGAGTCCTCTGAATGGCAGATGAAGGTGATCCTTACGGTGAGGCTTCGGCCTGTTTCCTTGCCGTTGTCCAGCTCAAAGAGGATGAGGCGGTCACCTGTTGTGTAGATACGGTCCACTTTGTAGATCACGAAGGTGAGCTCGCCGTTTAGAAGGGCTTCAAATTCCCTTTTATTTATTTTCAAGATGTGTTCCATGGGGCTTATCTCCTGATGTATTGCCAGGACTGGGGCGCTCTTTTTACGCCAAAATCACCTAGACGGAGCCAATCTTCGTCGAAGTAGTCCGCGCATTCGATGAACCAGCCGTAAAGCCTGCCTTCGCCCTTGTACTCCAGGATTTCCTCGACGGAAAGCCCGGCGCTGTCTGCCAGGGATTCCGTGATTTCGGTAAGCTCTCGCACTTCGGCCACGGTCATTCTTCCGGGGACGCCCTTGGTGTCGGTGTTGTACAGATAGACGGTTATTTCATCGTTCGTGGAGACTGGAGCCGTCTTGCGAAGCTCGACGGTCTTTTCCCCGCTGAAGATCATGTCGGCATACTTGCCGTGGATGCTCATGAGTATTTCTGCCATAGGTTTTACCTGTTGTTTTGAATGATAAAAGCCGGTTACCCGGCTTTGGTTTAGAGGTTATTCAGAAGGGTTCTTACACTTTCTGCGAAAATTTTGTAATAGTGGTGGTTATCCTGCTCCTTTGCTGTTTTTTCTGCCTTTTCCAATCTTGTAGATACTGCGATTGTGAAGTTTCTAAGCATTTCTAGTTCCTGCCTAGCCTCCTTGTACTCTTTTCTTTCCTTTCCGTAGGCTTCTACATCCTGGTCAAAGAGTTTCAGGTATGCATTGGCGAATATTCTTTCGTTGGAAGTCTTGAAGGAGTTGTCGCGGATCATCTGCCGAATGTTTCCAGCGATTTGCTGAGGTGGGGCGTTGATGTTGTTCTGTATTCTTTGTTCTCGCCTGGCATCATCAGTCAGCTTCTGTGGTTCCGGCGGCTTGTAGGGTTCACCGTTAAGCTCTGCTTCCACCTGGGCAAAAATTTCGTCAAGCCTTGCCCGTTCCTCGTCAGTATTGATTTGCTTCATTCGCCTTCACTCTCTGGTATTCTTGTTCCTCTGGATGGTAGTGATTACTGCAAAGAGCAAGGCTCCCGTGACGATTGCTGCCGTGTAGACGATGAATTTCATGTTTCACTCCTGTTCTTGATTACATCGAGGTTGGCCTTCATGAGTTCAGCGCCAAGCCTCTTAATTTCTGTGAGGTAGCTGTCCTTTTCAATGAGGAGTCTGTTCACATCGATAAGGTTCTTGTGGTTTTCCTCTTTCCATTGTTCGGCTTCCTGCTTGTAACGGATTGCGACTTCTTTCCATTTTACACCGTCATCCTGGCACAAATCTTGCGGGGGGGGGTAAAAATTTTCTGGAGTGTTTCAAAAGCTGATTTTGCCTTATGGAAAAGTTCGCTTTCATGGGCATTTTGGAGCGCCATTCGTTCATGCAGTTTCAGGGCGTAACGGATAAGAGTCTGTTCGAAGAGGGTGTGTCCTTCTTCCTTTTCCAGCTGCTTGAGCTTTTTTCTGTTGAGTTCAATATTCATGGTTGTTTTCCTTTCCGTAGTTCACGGATCGTCTGTTTGAGTTGGAGTATGATGTTGTGCTGCTGCTTTCGGATGCTTTCGCTTTCGTTTAGCTTTCTCTGGAGGTTCCTAAACCCCGTTTTAAGGGTCTTGAAGCTTGCCGAAAGGTCTGTAAAAAGCCGCTTGTACTTCTGGATTTCTTCCTGGTAGTCGTTCATGGAGAACCTACAGAAGGGCGTTGACCTTGGCGGCGATGTCGAACATTCGTTCTTCAAGGTATTCGCCGGGGCATTCCTTGGCGGCGAACCACTTGTGAAGCGTCATGTTCTGCTTGAGTTCACCGTCTTCGTCCACCTTGCCAATGAGTTTCTTGTCGTGGCTCCAGCGAAGTTTCTTGATGTAGTTCCTTTTGCAGATGTCGGCCACCAGGTAGATGAGGCTTGCGTATGCTTCGTCGGTCACGGCGTAGGGAGCCTTGGTTTCGCTTGCCACCTCGATGGTCACGGCTCGGTGATCGTTTGCGGCATTGGAGCTGCACCAGCTGCGGTCAGTTTCAGAGACATAGAGGCCGATGCGACCGTCGGGACCGATACCGTAGTTGCTGGATGCCTTGCGACTCTTATCTGCAAAGAGCTTGCCCAGTGCTTCAACGCCTGACTGACCCACCACGATGTGGATGGTGATCGTATCGATTTCGTGATTTCGCGGCGATGTCCTGCTTGGGCTTATGTTGGTGTGTGACACCAGGGGACTGTTCATTTTTTACCACCTTTGGAAGATTAAACAGATTGTTGTAACGATCATTCCGATATACGCTATGCAGTAGATTGTCTTTGCAACCGTGTATATGGCTTGTTTGATTCTTGCACGGGTTTCCTTGGTCATGCTGCCTCAGCTGTTATGAGGCTCTTGCCGTTGAACCTCTTAATGGTTGCGCCCTTGTTGTCGAGCCACTGCATCCTTACGAGGGTCTTGTTGTGGTTGTAGAGTTCGCCCTGGTCGTCGTCGAGGTTGCTGTAGTGGGAACCTGCAAAGAACTTGACGGAGTAGTAAACTGCGTTCCTCTTGACCTTGCCCATGCCTGCATTTTCAAGCATTTCAAGCAGGAGAAGGTCTGCATATTTCTTGCTGAGGAATCCATGATAGTTTACATCGTGGATGAGCCATGCCAGGGCGGTCTTCGTGTCGCCAATCTTCGGGATGAAGGGGTTTACGATGGAAGGACCGGAACGGAAGTCCGTGAAGAATCCTGGCATGATGTCATAGACTATCGTTCCGGGGATGTTCTTGGACTGGATTTCGATGTGGAGCTTGTTCTTGATGCTGTAAAGCTCGGTGTTCTTTGTGTACTTTTCCCAGGTGGGGATGTCCGGGCGGTAATAAAGATTCATGGTTATCCTTTGAAAAAGAAATGGCCTCCGGCAGCGGTATATGTGTTGTGTGTTGTGTGGTGAAAGGAGAAATGCTGCCATCGGCCCAGGGAGATTAGTTGGGGTGCAGGGACTCGAACCCTGCCTGACGCGTCCACTCACCGCGCCCGGCCCGTGCCACCCCGATGTGACTAAAAGGTCACTGTTATAGAAAGGATTGCCGCCGCCACCCAATAGATGACCTTGCGGACATCGTGGTCCACGATTCCATAGACCAGGGCCGCCAAAAGGTCAAGGATAATCAGCAGCAGGGGGAAAAGCTGGGATTTAGTCACTAGCCCTTCTCCCACTGGTTCAGAAGGTCCTCGACGGCCTTGTGCGGGGTGCTTCCAACTCCGCGAACAAGGGGCTTGCCCTGGTTCTGCTTGAGTACAACGGCATAGCCAAAGCGGAAATCGGCTTCAAGAACAAGCTGGTCGCGAAAGAGGTCAAGGGTGCGGTAAGTTTCCTGATTAGGCATTCTTGTCCTCCTTTTCGATGTTCAGGGAAATGTCGTTGAAATTGAGGACGATGTTTTCCCAGGCTTCGCCGGAGTCCTTTACGACTTTGCGCTTGAAGTTGATGGACTGCTTGGTGGACTTGACGATGATGGATTCCTTCAAGAGCTTCATTGCCTTCTTCCATTCGTTGTCGTCAATTTCGAGGTGCAGGAGCTTCAGGAGCATGGCGGTGTTGACGCGACCCTGCTTATCCACATTGAATGCGTGGGTGATTACCTTGGATAGGTTTTCGTCGATGCCGTTCAGGCGGCCAGCAACCCACTTGTCCACGATGGTCTTGACCATCTGCAGGCGTTCATCGAAGCCGATGTTGTCGTCAATGCGGCGCTCTACGCAGAGGCTCTTGTCAAAGTTCTGGAGAAGGATGTTGCCCTTCCACTTTTCCTTGACCTTGTTTTCCTTTGCGAGTTCGTCAAGGTACTTGTCAATGGAGGCGACGATCTTCATCTTTTCGGTCGCCATCTTTTCGGAGAGCTTGACAACGCTCTTGATGATGCTTTCTACAAGTGCGTCGCGCTTCTTGTCGATAGCGGGGATGTACTTATCGGGAACAGCCTGGCCACGATCGTCGAGCCAATTTCCCTGGGAGTCTTTCTTTGCCATAGTATTACCTATCGGTTTGGGGTTTGTTCTTGTTGAATTGTTCTGGAGGGGTCGCCCCCATGGCCACCAGGGCCTTGATTAGAGTCTTTGCGTCGGCCTTTCCTATCCACTGGATGCAGGACACTCCAGTGAGCCTTTCACAAAAGGCGTTCAGGGCCTTCTTGCGGGATTCCGAGGTTTCCGCCCTGGAGACTTTGGCCCACATGGCTTCTATTGCCCTGAGCTGCGCCGGTGTGGCCTTGTGCTTTGCCCGGTCGCTTAAGTCTGCAAAGCCTCGCGCCTTGCCTGCAACCTGCGAACGGAGAAGCCTTATGAGTGCTGCCCTGGTCTGTGGCGAAAGGTCCTTGGAACTATTGACTCCGTACCGGTCCATAAGCATTGTCCTGTAGGCTTCGTCATCCATCCCCAGGAGCCTTGCAAGGCCGTGGATTTTCTTGAAGTCCTCGGTCCTCTTGTCTGCCGGGGTAGTCATTACTGGGCCACCACAAGCATCTGGGATGCCGCGTCAAGGATTTCTGTATCGAGGGTGTCGCGGGCGTTGTTGCGCATTACCTCGGTACTCCAGAGCACAAGGTGGGAAAGCAGACGGAAGTTGCGACGGCAGAGCTTGGCGGCGTGTTCCACCACGTTGTCCTCGTACAGGCCGAAACGACTCTCGATGTAGGCCTTGATATCGGCGTTATCCAGAAGCTTTGCACGGCAAGGGGCGGAAATGCGGGAGTTGAGCTGTGCGAAGTGCTGACGGTCGCCCTGCACGTTCTTTTCGAGGCGGGGCATACCACAGAGGGCAATGCCCACGCCCGCCTTGTCATGCACACGGCGGATAAGTTCCAGGGCACGGTAAGGCAGGTGTTCTGCTTCGTCGATGATGATCAGACGACCGGAGTCCTTCAGCTTCTGGTTTACGCGGTTCAGCTTGTCGTGAAGGCTTCCGCGACCTTCAAGGGTGAGGATGTCGCAGAGTTCGTCAAAGAGCGCCTTGGCGGTATAGCCGTGATCTGCTTCCACCATGATGACGGAGGGATGGGCCTTAGCAAATGCCTTGAGGGCCGTGGTCTTGCCGCAACCCGCGTCACCGGTGAGCATTCCGCATACCTGGTGGGTCAGCACAAGGGAACAGAACTTGTGGATGGTCTTGTAGGTCTTGGTGGGGATGATGCCGTCCTTCTGGCGGCTGCGTTCGCGTTCCGCTTCCGTTGCCAGGAAGTCCTTGACCTTTGCGACGATTGCGTCCACGTCACCCGTGTAGGTGCCCTTCAGGAAGTAGCTGAGGGTCGCTGCGGAAATGCCAAGAGCCTTGGCCACCTTCGTCTGGCTTGCGCCGGTCTTTGCGATATATTCGTTGAGATTTTCAATAGTAGCTTCCATTCTATCCTCGATGGTTTCTGGTGTAAAGGGTAAGCCTCCGGAAGCGGTAATGACAATGGCTACAAAGAAGGTTTAAATGCTTCCATCGGCTTGAATTTCTAAAGGTCTTTCAGGAGTTCCTTGATATCGTTCTTGACCCGATACCAGGTCCTTACTTCCGGGTTGTTCGGCCCTACAGGTACGACACCCTTGTTTTTAATAAGCATGAGTGCCATTTCGACGTGCCTCTTTTGCGTAGGTCCGGCTACAGCCCTGTAAATTCTCAGAAGTGTCGTACTATCAAACTGCTGCATAGAGTAACCTAACCGTTTGCAAGTTCATCCCAGAGATCGCTAGGTGCTTCTTCCTCGAAATCTTCACCCAGCATATTGATAAAGTCCGCATTGCCAACCAGCTTGTCTGCCTTGAGAACAGAAGAATCCTTGTCGTGGCGCGTAAGGTGTGTAGGCCCCTGCGGGATGAAGATGTCCTGCGGTCCAACGGCGGTGCGCATTGCCCCGATGTATTCGGCAGCCTGTTCCTTCGTCATTTCCGGGACAATCTCCTTGAGAAGCTTTTCCTCGTGACGCTTGCGGGCGACACCTTCCGCGATCTGTGCCTTGCCGATGGCATCGTCATCCTTGACCATGGCACCCACGGCCTGCTGCAGGGTGCATTCGCCGATGATCTTTCTCTGGCTATCGTATGCCCAGGCAACACGCATATCGTCAGGATCGTAGCGAAGCATGACCTCGCGGCCCTTCCACACCGGCATCCATTCGGCCCAGTACCAGGCATCCAGGGCGGCAATGTGGAAGCCCATGTGGACAATCTTCCCGGAAACAGTCCTGCTCGTAAGCAGAGACAAAGTCTCGCGGCTTACACGGCGCATAGGCTCGCGCTTTACGATAAGCTCGTTCCAGAGTTCGGAGCGGGTCTTACCCTCGTGAACCTTGCCCTGGCACGGAAGCCCGGGGAAAACCTCGCGGAGGTATCTGTCGGCAAGCTTTGCGAACTCGTCCCATGTAAGGAAGTCGCCACTCTTGAGAACCCCCTTCAAAGGCTCCGGCTTTTCGACTACGGTACCGCCCTTGAAGCTGTTGAACAGCCTATCAAAACCGTTTTTAATGACCAAAAACTGGCGTTCAATGATCTTTGCACGGGCGTTCTTTACGATGGCGAAGTGCATCTTGATATCGAGACGGCTTGCCAGGGATTCCGTGTACTGTTCGTCTTCGACGATCTTGTGACCACGGCTCTGCCCGGAGAAATCCTTGTTTCGGTATTCGCGACCGTTATCCACATATATTTCTTCGGGGAGACCATAGCGTTCAATGCCGTTGCGGATAGCGCGTAAGGTATTCTCGGTGCCCGGGCTTGTATGGTGCAGGCACCAGCCCATAGGCATATAGGTACGAAAGTCCATGAAAAGGGTGATGTAGCAGGTGGCGGGCTTTTCCTGACCGGGGACCTTCACGAAAACGTCCCATGTACGGGTATCGCCCACCCACACCTGGCCCGCGTTCATGTCTGAATAGTCGCGGTCAAGGTGGTAGCCCTTGTTGTCGTAGAACTTCTTCTTTCCTTCGCGGGCAAAGTAAATCACATCCGGGGAAACCTCGCGCTGGAGCCTGCGGGTAAAGGCGGACTTGCTCGGGAAATCCTTGTCGCCCTTCACTTCGCCGCGGTCGATAGCCATGCCAAGCGCAATCATGCGGGCGGAAAATACCGAGAGCTTGTTTGCAGTAAGGTATGCCTGTTTGAAGTCGTCGAACCAGCGGTCCTTCACGGTGCTGCCCATGATCTCGCGGTGGTTGATAAGGGCGATCTTGCCGAAGTCGGCTACGACGGAACGCTGGCGGTAGATACTCTGCACCGAAGTCTTCATGTCGGGGTGGCTCTGGTTCCAGCTCTCCACGAACCTTTCAAGCTCGCGGGTGCCCTGGATGCCCTCGCACTTCGACAAGATGACAGACCACTTGTCGAAATTCTTCTTGCTTCGACTTGTGGCGCGTTCATAGGCGCGGTTTGTGGACTCGATATCCTCCTGGGTAGGGGCCACCGCCTGCACCTCTTCCACCTCGGGAAGCGTCTCCAGGATATAGCGGTCGCAAGCCTCCTTGGGTAGGCTCCTGGCATTGATCTTGAGCACCTTGCGGCCATTCTCCTCTTCCCACTTGTATTCCCAGAGAGAAAGCCTGTTGCGTACATGCCTCTCGGAAATCTTAAGGAGTTCGGAAACCTTAGACGTACTGATCCAAATCGGCTTCATAAGACTACCCGCGGTCTGCACCCTTTTCGAGGAGAAACTTGAGGACCCTTTTAGCCTTGAGGCAGGGGCCGCAGAAGTGGTTACGGTTCACGGTGATGTTGGAGACGCTGCCGCACACGTCGCAGTGACGGACGGGGTGGCTTGCGATGACAGGGTAATGAGCATGAGCGAGAGTGGTATTCATGGTTTTCTCCGGGTAAGGTGAGTGGTTCTTTTGGAGTGCCGGGTCTAGTCGTCGCGCTGGTCCTTGGGCGGAAGGCAGCTCGTTTCCAGATGCTTCAAGGTCGCGTCAACGATCCAGGGCATATTCTTGAGCATCTTAGCCTGGATGGAGTAGAGCAGGAACTTGATTTCGTTCTTGTCCTTGTTGAGCTGGTGGATGCGCTGGCACAGATGCTGCGCATATACGATGAGCTGCTTTTCGAGAACCGTGTGTCCCGGTTCGCTTGCAAGCTTCTTCAAGACATCTTCATTCATGTTAAAGTTCATATCCCTAGTCCTCCAGAGTTTCGAGTGCCTTGGCCACCAAAAACTTCACGAACTCCTTGTTGTTCGGGAAGGTGTGGCCCTGGTCGTAGAGACGCTTCTTGGCGGCGTTGATCTTGTCGGTAAGCGGACGCGGGAAGGACACGCTCTGGAGATTGCAGGGGAACAGTTCCAGCTGCACGGGCTCCACACCTTCGGAAGCCTCCACCTGGGCGGGTTCCGCGGGCTTGTAGTCGATCTTGCGGCTCACCTTGTACTTGCCGGTCTTGCGGATGGAGGGGAGCACATCCTCAACCACCCACTTTTCGAAGCTGCGGGCTTCCGGCATGTGGGAACGCATGATGAGGCGGTAAAGGTCCGGTTCGGAAATGGCGATCATGCTCTGGGTGCCGCCGTTGGTCTTCACCGTGATCTTCTTGGCAAGCTCCTTGCCGTCTTCAAGTTCAGCGGTATCGTACACCTTGTTGCAGTGCTGCTTGATGACGGATGCGGTTCCCTTGGTGTAGCCAAGAATCTTCACCACGTCGTCGGCCACGAACCAGACATTCTTGTTTTCGTCCACGCTCATGCGGATATCCTCGCCGTTGAACATACGGTAACGGATGCGCAGGGCCTCGGCGGTGTTCTGGTCAAGTTCTTCTTCATTGACCTCCACCAGGGCGTTTTCGGTGGTGGAAGGGTGGACCAAATCGGTCCCCCCTTCGGTGGAAATTTCTTCTTCGATATCGATAGGGGACTTAAGCATTTTCTGTTTCCTTCTTGATGAGATTGAGTTCTTTAAGGATGGGTTCCAGCTGGAGGTTCTTGCGCCATCCGGTGGCCACTTCCCTTATATACTGGGCGCTGTAGGCCTTTCCGGCCCTTTTGGAGACTTCCTGAGCGGCAGCCGTCCATGAGATTTTCGTTACAGTAAGATTTGCTTCCATTTCGGTTCGCTATCCTTTTTATTAGTTTTTTGTAGTTGTGTTAATCACCACTACAAAACCAAAATTAATCAAAGATTAATCAAATGTCAAGAGAAAATTCACAAAAGATTAATTTTTCTTCAGAAGATGTTCGTAAATTCGCCTCCGAACGTTATGGTACGTTGAAAAATTTCGCTAAAGCTATCGGCGTAAGTCAGCCAAATTTGACGCAAAGTCTATCTGGGAAGAGACCTTTTGGAGCATCCTGGCGAGAAAGACTTGATGAAGTCGGTTTTTTTGAATGGTTGTCTCCAATTAACAAAGAATTAATCAAAGATGAATTAATCAATGTTGAAACAAAATTAAACATTGACATCGACGGAGCCATAGAGTTAAGCAACACGCCTGCACCCCGCCTGGCCCAGCTCATGGGCGTAAGCCCCGCCACCCTCGACACCTGGCGCACAGGTGCTTCCACCCCCACGCTTGAACAGCTGGTCAACCTGTTCAACCTCACCGTCGCCCTGGGCCTATCCGCCCGCCACGCCCCCCCGAAACCCCTGGATACAGCCGAAACCACCGACGAACCCACCGCGCCCATGCCCCCGCCCAAGCCACCGCATAATCGGCAACATCATCTACATCGAGAGGTAAGCCAATGAAACGAGACATGGACCTGATCCGTGAAATAATGCAGGATATCGAGAAGATTCCGGCAAGCGATGAATGGGATTTCAAGGACTTTAACCGCGACCCGATCGAGGTGCGCAAGCATCTTGAATTGCTCGTAGACGCAAAACTCATTTCCGGCGAAGTCGTTATAGACTTGAGTGGTTCTAAATGCTGGGTGAATAACATCGCGATTACCTGGTTGGGTTATGAGTTTCTTGATGCGAGTCGCAGTAACAAAATCTGGAACGAGGTCAAATCAAAGGCTATTGAAAAGGGCGTTTCCCTGACGTTTGACGGGCTTCTGCAAGCGCTAAAAGTTGCGGCGCAGGTAGGTGTCACCCTCGCCTTCGGCTAGGCGTTCGTTGCGTTCGTCCGAAAGTATCTGCACCAGGTCCTTGCTGATGATGAGCAGGGTGAATGCGTTGAGGTGCGCAAGCGATTTTCCGAGGAATATGTTCCTTGCCTTCTTGAACATTTTCCGGGCAAACTTGTATGCCTGTTTTCGCTTGCTGAACTTTTGCAGCTCGACTCTCAAGAATGCGAGCGTGACGAAATCGTAACTCCATGTGCTCTTGTCCTTGCGTGTGTTTTGACACATGAGGTATGACAGTTTCCGAAGCAGGAGTCTGTAGTTCGGGTCTTCCTGGATTCCGGTCTTTGGTATAAACCCGACGGATGATTTTCGAATGTCTGTAAACGGATTCATTGGAGCTCTCCTTACGCTTGTTTAGGTCAAAAGAACACTTGACGCTATTGAAAAAATCAAACCTGTTCTAATGAAATATTGCAAACAGCATTAGACCGATTCCGATGAACATCATTAGCATCGGTAATGCATAAGTAACGTACCATGGAGATTCTGGGTCAATTTTAATTTCGTTCTGACGAAAGAAAATGATCATTGGGGTTCCTTTGTTAGTGCTTGTTGATTTTTGAATTATTTTGTGCTATATTTATGGCACAGGATGAGTAGCGTCTGGGATTCCCTTACAATTGATGACATGCCGAACGAGGACCTTAAATGGGTTGCCCGTACTATTTCCATTGATGTGGCGAAGCGCATCTGGAAGCGTTTCAGCGGCAATCATGTAGCCTGCCCAGCCAGGATGAGCCCGGATGCAGTGCGTCGCTATATTCGCGAGAACTGCACCAAGAGCGTTCACCAGCTTGCGTTCGAGACAGGCGTAAGCGAACGCACAATATACCGCTATCTTAACTTCCGCGAGAAGCCCGCAGCGGTCGTTGCCCAAAAGAATATCCAGATAAGTCTGTTCGATCATTAGCGCCCCAGCGTGTTCCCGGTGATGTGCAAGACCATCATCTTTTCCATTGCCTGGACGTCTTCTTCCTGGAGGATCATATAGGGCCTTGCAGGGATGTCTGAACCGGGGTGGTTTACCTTTTTTCTGAATATGCCTAGGAAGTGCAGGGCCTTTCGGTTCTTCGCCCTGATTTCGTGGGGCCTTGTCTTGCCGCCAAAGTGGAGAATGTGGGCGTATGGCAGCTTGCTTGTCATGATGGTGGTTCCGTCTTCGTCCACGGTGTAGTGGATTCCCTTCATGAGTGCGCCGGTTCCTATCAAGGTCTTGCCCTTGGCCTTCTTGGATTTTGCCCAGGCGTTGGGGCGGCCTCCGTTGATGAAGTTCTGCCTTATGCTCTTTACTGCAAGGTTGCCGATGGCGGCAAGGACGGGCTTCGGGTCGATGGCCTTGTCGTGCATCTGCCTTACCAGTCGCTCGAAATTGCGTTTGTCTAGTCTTGCGTTGATGATTTCTGGCATGGGGTTGATATTCCGCTTGAAAAGAGGTATATTATGGGGAGAGGTTAAGTATGATTACGGTTGACAAAGAGACGAGAAAGTTCGAGTTTTATAAGGAAAAAGAGGACGATAAAATATGGTGGGTTGACTACATTGATTTTTTGGGGAATTATGCTGTATCTTTTGATAAAAAAAAGATTCTGTTTTTATTCGGTGACTATCCGAAGAATTTTACCAAAGAGGAAAAAGATTTGTTTGATAAGGAAAATCCTTATTGGGCAAACTTTTTCCGCAACAAGAAATAGATGCTGTTTACTACATATTCGTGTTAAACAATCCTAACAACTCCCTGAATTTTGGGGAGTTTTTCAGTTTTTCGATGTCTATTAAAAATTCGTCAAATTCAATTTTCTCGCCATTAAAAGTTCTGCTCGATTTTGTTTTAAAACGATGTTTTAGTTCGTCAATTGTTAAAGGCTGGAATCCATTACCATTCTTTGATGGATCCTGTAACTCAAGAAATTCAAAAATTTTTTCCCTTTGACGAATATTTCCTTTTAAGCGCACAATTGCAGCGTGCCTTCCACTTGTGAAGAAGTATTCCTTTCCTTTTTCAACATGCTGCAATAAGGATTCTGTGTTTTTAAATCCGTTGATTCCAGAAACTTTGAAACCACCGTGTTTCGTTAATCTTTCTATAGTCGTTGATGCACTGAAAAAATCACAACTCTTTCCGCCTCTGTAATCCTTGACATCAAATCCAAATTTGTTTGCGATGTACGCAAGAGCCTGTGATGAGCAAGCGCCTCCAGCTGTAGGGTCTTCTCCACCTAGTTTTTCGACAATCTGCTTTTCAGTAAGCGGCTTTTTAAGCGGCTTGGCTTCAATGTACTGGATGCCATTTTTACGAGCTTCCTGGATAATGGAATCAAGGTTCTTTTCTCGTTCTTCGTGTTCAGCCTGCAGCTCTTTCTTTGTCAGCTGCTTTGCCTTTACTGTCTTAATCTTTCCCAGGTCAAGTACAAATTTTTCATCATCTTTCTGACCGCCCTTTGATGACTCCCGGTCAATAACATCGGACGGTTCCTTATTCTTTGCTTCCGGGAACTTGTCAAACAGCTTTGCTCTTTTCTCCTGGTACTGTTCGCCAAGTCGCTGGTTTTCTGCATCAGCGTCGCCTATGCTGTAGTCCCAGTTTTCGCCAATGTTCGTGGTGTCATTGGGTGCTGTCGGGGCGTTGGTTTCCTTTTCCATCCCGGAATCCATTTCGTACTTGCTGATGAACTCCTTTTGGCAAAGGCAGCCAAACCCGTTTGGCGGACTGTGTTTTTCCCACCAGGGATCGTTTACCGGGAGGACTGTTCCGTTCCATGCCTTGTGTTCCTCGCGGCTCCCAGGGAGCATCATGCAGACATACTTGGCGTGCGTGAATACATCGGGCAACGCTCTTGCCTGGCGTTCCTGCGCAGCTGCAGCAGCCGTGATGACATTTGTCTGGTAAATGACCTTTGAACGCCAAGCGCCGTATTTTGGCCTCTGCATTTTTTCATCAAAGCTCGGGTCGGATGCACGCCACTTGCTTGCAATGTTGTAGAAATTGTCCCGGAAGTCCTGGAGGGTGTCGCCCTTTTCAATGGCCCTTTCAACGGCCTTTCGGAAATCAAGAAGGATGTCTGCACGCATGGCGCCGGCAACGGTGAAGGCACGGGTGTGCATAGCGCCTTTCAGATCGTTCCAGCGCTTTGTCGGAAGGTTGATTTTCTGCTTGATGTAGTCAACGGCTTCCTTGTATTCACCCTGCTTGAAATCCAGTTCTTTAGCCACTGATGATACCTGCTTTCTTTAAGATGGAGAAACGGCCCGCAAGGTCTGCGGCAATGAAGGCCTGTTCCATTTCCTTGGCTATGTCTTCCATGGGCATTTCGGCATAGCAGTCGATAAGCTTGTCGCGGACTTCTTCAAGGCTCTGGGCGTTTGCTACCAGTTCGCGAATGGGGGCAAGGATATCTACCTTGTCGCAGTTTTCGGCAAGCTGTTCGGCAAATGCGTTGACCTGTTGGCGAAGCTCTTCGCTTGTGTTGCGGACTCCCGGTTTCTTAGGCTTTGGGGTGTGCTCTGCGAAGCTGCTTCCGGGTTCGTCTTCGGCCATGGTGAAATACTTGGAGTCGATACCGTAAGTGTCAACGATGTAGTCCTGGTTGAATCTTACGCCCAGTTCCTTGAGCGACTTGTCGCGTTCGATGCGGGAGCCTTGCAGGTCTTCCGGGAGGATGATCTGCATCCAGGGAATGTCTTTTTCTGTGGGCCAGTTGATTGCATAAATCCAGCGGATGAGCTGGTTGATGCTGGACTCGATCATTGCGGCATCGTCCATGGCGAGGTCTTCTCGGACTTCGTTGTGTACGGTGGCCATTGCCTGTGTGCCGCCGGAACTTGTCTGCTCGGTGGTGAGTGTTTCGCCAAGCCAGGCCTTGCTCATTTCGGAGTCAGCCCAGTGCACAAGTTCCATGTACGGACTTCCTGCTGTCGCATGGGTTTCCAGGAGTTCCACGGTTCCAGTCTGCGGGATGACCGCGACGGCATCTCGAACAAGGCCGCTGAGCATTTTCAGGAAGGTGTTCTGCTCTGTTTCGGTGGCGCTCGCGGGAACCTTGCCTATGGCCTTGGGCATTCCGAACTTTTCGGCATAGATCATGAAGAACTTGAGACCGCCCTTCTTGAAGGCCATTGGCCAGAAGCACTTGGAGCATACGGGTACGCCGTAGGGGTTGCTTGCGGTGGGTCGGTTCCTTGTGACAAGGAACTTCATGTCGGGTACAATGGTGCGGTTGTTGTTCTTGTCCTGGAAGAGCAACTTGCCTTCATCATCGAACTTGAACCATTCCTGTTGACGGTCCTTGATTGCCGTCGGCAGGATGAGCACGCCCATTTCGGTTTCCACGGTATTCCAGACGATTTCGTGGACTGCGTATCCGTAGCCGATGGCTTCGAGCATCTGTAAGATCGTGTTGCGTAGTTCCAGTTTCCAGAGGTGGTCCTCGATGACCTTCGCCTTCTTGGCGTCGCCCTTGCTTCCGTCGATTGTCCATGGACGGCTAGATATTGCGGCGAAGCGTTTCTGCTTGACCGCGTCGTGGTGGCCGTCGTTGTATTCACGGTACACCTTGATGTTTCCGCCCTGTTCCTTCAGGATTTTGTCGGGGTTTGGCAGATAGTCTTCGCTGGCTACGAATGTGGCTACCGCGCGGGTTGCAATTTCGGTTGCGAGGCGGAGCTGCTTGGCCCCGTTTTGGGTGTCGCTGGGCGTTTTTCTGTTCTTTTTGCTCATACAGTCCTCAGTGGTTTTCTAATCGCGTTGAAAAGCCGTTCAAACTCGTTGAAAAATGATTCTTTTTGGTTCGGTGTCCGTTTGCTTGTCTTTTGACAAAAACGGCTTAGACGGGCCTTTACGGGGCTTTTTCTAATATCCCCCGAAATTCATGGATTCGCGGCTGAACGGATTTGCTGTCTTGACGAATACCGTGCCGCCTTCGCCAGCCACTTTTGCGTGGTTGCAGAGTGCTGCCGCCCAGAAAAAGTCGCCATGGCCCTTGTCGGTGCTCTGCGCATCGTAGCGCACATTGCCGGATGGCGTGACTATCTTTCGGACGGAGTGGAATGATTCCAGCTGCTTGTCGTCTTCGCGTCCGTCAATGTCCGGGAATTTCGGATTCTTGGGGAGTACGATTTTCTGGTCTTCGAAAGCCCGCAAGAGTGTAAGCGCAAGGTCTGCCTTGACGGTGCCAGTAAACAGAACGCCTTCGACCTTTACGCTTCCGAACATTTCAATGGCTTCCTCGGTGTACTGGTCGCCGCATCCGGTGCGGTCGATGCAGGCGCGAACGAGGTTCGGTAGCGCCAGGTACCTGTAGAGCCTTTGTTTCAGGTAGCTCCATTTTCTGTTCTGTATGGCTTCCACGGCTCGTGTCACAAGGCGGTCGCCAAAGTCTTCCATGACGTAGATTACGAAAAGGTGACGGTGGCGTGCAACGTCGCAGCCCAGGTAGAGGTTCCCCTTTGCCTGTTCCAGGCCTAAGATTCCTTCCTGTTCGCAGCTGTGGATTAGGTCATAGCTGAGCATGGCCTTTGATTCGTCCTGCGGGTTACAGCAGTATTCCTCTTGCCAGATGGCTTCGGTCATACATCCGCGATGTTCGTTTTCGAGCCATTCCTCGCGTTCCTTCTTGGTGAGCTTTCGCCCGCAAATTCTATCGGCGACACCTTCTTCTACGGCGAGCTGGATTGGTACACGGTGGACGCTGTAGTTGATTTCCCCCTTTAGTACCTTCTGGATGAGCTGATAGAACAGGGAGTTTACACCGTTGTGCGTTGATAGGATTCTGATGGAGTAGCCCCACATGGCGGCAGGCTTTGCCGCTGCCCACATCTTCATGTCGTTGTCATGATGTGCAGCTTCGTCCCATACGATTTTACCGCCCTTGGAGCGGAATGCCTTCGGATTACTGGATAGGACATAGATTTTCGATCCGTTGTTGAACTCGATAACCTTGGATTTAATGCCCTTGTCCTCGTCGGCAAATTCGCATTCTTCCACTTCGCCGTTGTCAATTTCGGCCAAGAGCTTTGCCAATGCGTTGAGCTTTGTTATCCAGTTTTCGCAATAGTCGATGTATTCGCCCGCGGCGGTCATGTCGGCGGAAGAGAAAAACACTTTGAGTCCAGGCTGTTCGATGCAGTCAACCACATCTTCGAAGCTCTGGACCCATGTGCCACCGATGCGGCGGGACTTTTCGAAAATTTTAACCTTGCTCTTGTCGAGGAGCCAGCGTTTCTGGTAGGGGAAAAAGAGTTCTTCTAGCTCTTTGGACATAGGCCGAACATTTCCTTTGCTTTCTTGATGGCGATTTTCTGCCGTTCTTCGGGGGATGTTTCGCTCTTTTCCTTCTTGGGTGCCTTGGATTCGTATTCACGGCACTTTTCGGCTGCACTGATGAAGCGTTCCAGGTCTGCAACGCGCTGGCTGGAAACGGGAACTCCGTTGAGTTCGTCCTGCTTGATTCTCCTGGTCTTGATTTCTACGATGTCGAAAAGACTGTGGTGGCAGTAGCTTTCGCTTGTGCCAAGGCGTGTTCGTTCCAGGTCCCATTCTCCCGCAGCCTTCCAGTTCTGGAGTGTGCGGGTGGAGACTTTGAGTTCGCGGCTGATTTCTGCGAGGGTGAGCTGATGGATTACGTACAGTTCCTTTGCCTTTGGCTCTACATCCTTCTTGCTCATTGGTTCCTCCCGGAGTGTTCGATGCAGCAGGCCCTGATTGCTTCCATGGCGTGCTTCTGGTCGTCGCTGTACTTTTGCAGCAGCGCTTCCCAGCGCACTTGGTCATTGGCGGCGTTCTTTTCCCACTTTGTGTTTTCGTTCGAATAAAAGACCATTAGCATGAGCGCAAAGATGATGCCCACGCCAAACTGTTTCATGGCCTCTTTCCAGAAATTCTTGTCCATATAGTACCTCCGCCCAAACTTAATGAAAGACCTCTGACAAAGGGCATGACAGTGTCATGACCTAAGTCGGTGTGGTTCTCGTAGATTTGGGGCATGAACAAGAAGAAACTGAAATCTGATGAATTGCAGAGCTGCTGGATTGAAGCTTTCAAGACCGGCGAAGTTACCGACATGGCAGGAAATGTCCACAACTTTTCGGAGAGCGATCTTGAAGAGCTGAACGAGGGTATTCACAACCAGGTCAAAGGTGGTTACCAGCCGCCCATGGTCAAGGGCCACCCGAATGTCGATGATCCGCGCGTTGCAAGCATTGTCGATAGTCGTGTATCTGACAAGGATGGCGGCAAGGTGCTTGAAGTCAAGGTTGACGATGTTGACAGCAATTTTGCCGAAGAGGCGAAGGCTGGCAACTACAAGTACGTTTCTGCAGCCATCTACAAGAGCCTTAAGAAGGGTTTGCGACATCTTGGCGCTCTCGGGGCTATAGCACCGGCCATGAAGGGAATGGCCCCCATCTGCTTTGGCGAGGGAAACTTTGCCGAAATTGACCAGGGGGAATCCGAGCAAGACGTGTGCGTTTTTGCCGAGTCCTATTCCTGGGACCGCCTGGTGCCGCGTTCCGTTTTTGAACGCCTGGTGTATAAGCTTTCCAGCCTTGCAGGGCTTTTCCGCTCCCAGCGCGAACTTTTGATTGAACAGAAGAGTATCGAGGAAGCTGACAAGATTTACCCGGAAAGCCTTATCAAGGATTTGGAAAGTATTCCGGACACTTTGCGTGATGATGATTCCTGGCCGAAGCAGAACCCGCCAGCACCTCCCGCAGAGTCTGCATCGAACTTTGCTGCTGAAAACCCGAATGGTGAACCTGCTGTAGAAGGCACTGACAACGGTGCCACGGCAGGGGAACCTTCGGGCAACGAAACTACCGGTCACGAACGCTCAGGCGGTGGTGATCCGAAGCCTACAACTCCCTCCCCGAGCGAACCGACTTCTAGTGGTGTAGGAGAAGGTAATTCCGACGAGACGGAGCGGCTTCGCGACGAGAATGCGTCGCTCAAGGCAGAAGTTGAATCTCTTAGGGCAGACAAGCTTGCTGCCAAGAGAACCGCTGCCAGCGCCGCGTTCTCCGAGACTTTGGATGCCGCCATTGCCGATGGACGCTGCAACCAGGATTTGAAGAACACTTTTATGAAGGTCTTCGGAATGGTACAGTCTGTGCCTGTGGATGGTGACGGTTGCTTTGGCGAAGGCGAAGAACGCGTGAACCCTGTAGATGTTTTGAGCGATGCCGTGAAGGCATTGCCCAAGATCGTCGCTCTTGGGGAGTCCGCAATGTTCGCAGAAAAGCCTACCGTAACGGCATCTCAGCGTATTAGCCAGTACATGGCTGAACAGGAGTCGAAGGGCCGTAAGCTGACTTACGCCCAGGCCGCCTCTGAAATCTTTCACTAACAAGGAGTTCCCATGAAGGGTAACATTCTCAACTTCACTGCAGAAAATGCAGTCCCCGCCTTCCGCTTTGCCACTGTAGGCTCTGCGGATGGTAACGTAAAACTTGCTGCAGCCGGTAATGCCGTTATTGGCGTATCTACCGATGTCGATACCGATGTAGGCCATCCTTGCGATGTGCAGCTCGACGGCATTGCCCGCGTCGAAGCAGGCGGCGCTGTTACTTACGGCGGCATGATTGGTGCTGGCGAAAACGGCAAGGCAGTTGCTGTTGCATCCGGCGAAGCTATCGGCATGGCTCTTGATAGCGGTGTCGCTGGTGACGTAATCCGCGTACTCATCGTGCGTTCCTATGTGGCCCCGGCTGCTTCCCAGGAAACTTAAACCAAAGGACAAAAAACATGAAGAAGATGACTAAAATCGCTCTCGTGCTTATTTCTCTTGTGTGTGCCGTTTGCGCTTTTGCTGGCACCGACACACTTACCGCCTGCGGCGTTCCGCAGATCGTTTGCGACCTCTTTGGCGCATCTTCCGGTGTCTTGACCGCTGGTACCATGCTGTTCCCTGTTACTGAACAGCAGACCGGTATCGTCATTGCCTACCAGAACAAGAAGATGATCGCCGATGAAGTGATGCCTATTGACAAGCTCGAAGGCAAGGAGCTTTCCTTCAAGTATTTCAAGCGAACCCTTGGTGATGCCTTTACCGTGCCCGATACCAAGGTGGGCCGAGCATCTGAACCGAACCTTATCCACCTATCCGGTGAAGAAGTTGCCGACTTCGTTGTTGCCCATGGTCTTGAAGACTTGATTCCCAAGGAAGACCTGGAACGCGTTGTCGATATGTCCCGTTATTCCAACACTCGCCTTGAATACATGATGAACCTCTTGCTTCTTGGCCGTGAAAAGGAAGTTGCCGATATTGTGCAGAATACCAGCAATTACGGCACCGGCTGTAGCCATACCTACGAAAATGCCGAAGGTATGGGCGCTACTGGCTTCGATATCGTGGCAACCATCATGGAATACCTTGAAAAGCCGTTCGCCCGCCCGAACATCCTTGGTATGGGTGCAGCTGCTTATCACAAGCTCCGCATGGACCCGAATGTGCTCAAGGCTATCTACCCGACCAGCAACGGTTCCGGCGTGGCTACCCGTCAGCAGCTCTGCGAACTCTTCGAAGTGGATAAGATCATCGTTGGCGAAAGCCGCGTGAACACCACCAAGAATTCCAAGACTCCGACCCTTGAACGCTGCTGGGGTTCCAACATCTGGGGTCACTACCAGGAACCGCTTTCCAGCCTCAAGGAAGGTATTGCCTGGGGCATTACCGCCCAGGTTGGCGACCGCATTGTCGAAGTCATCGACAAGCCTGAAAAGGGCCTTAAGGGTAGCGAACTGGTCAAGGTTGGCTTCTACCAGAAGCCGGTCGTAACCGCAAAGGATGCAGGCTTCCTGCTCAAGAACGTGGTCAAGACTGCCTAAGGGTAAAAAATGAACTATTGCACGCTAGAGGACATTAGGGGCCATGTGCCGGATGCTCGTTTGGTAGAAGTGACGGACGACCTCACACCAAACGCCGATGGGGAAATCAAGCAGGATATCGTGGGAAAGGCCATCGAGGAAAGTTCCACCCTGATTGATGCCTACATTGGAAAACGCTACAGGCTTCCACTTCCTAGTGTCCCTAGCGTGCTCCGTTCTGTTTGCGTTGACTTGAGTATCTACAATCTCTACGAAAGAATTACGGAAATGAACATTTCCGAAGGGATGAAGCTCAGGTATAACAATGCTATCGCTCTGTTGAAGCGAATTGCCGATGGCGAAGCATCCATTGGCCTGGAAGATGGAAATAAGGCTGAAGAAGCCGGATTTAAGGTTATGGGTACAAATGCACCCTCCATGTTCACTCTTGAATCCATGAGTTCCTTATGACCAATTCCGATATTGAAATAAAGATTCTTGAACTTTTTTGTTCTGACAAGACGGGGCCTTTCAAGGCTGTAGATGTTCAAAGGATTCTGCCCGCTCTTGTGCGCCCTGGCATGGCTGTAGCCGTCATGTCCGGCGAATACGAGGTTCCGGATAATTCCGGGATCATCAAGGAGACTGCAAAGGTTGTCGTTTCCGTTGTTGTCAAGAATGTGGCTACAGAAAGCGAACGCAGAAAGACTATGCACCCTGCGGTAAGCTATGTGGTGCGAAAGCTGCACAATAACGACCTTGGCCTGGACATTGAACCTCTTGAAGCCAAAGGCTGGCGTGAGGTTACCGATGAAAATTACTTGTCCGAAGGCGTGATGGTGTGCGAACTTGAATTTAAAACGAGCATCGATGTTCATACCGAAGAATCTGAAAAGGAATATCGTGTGCTTGAATCCATCATGAGCAGCTTCACGGAAGGTGGAGAAACTGTTCTTGAAGGCGAAGTGGATTTTAACAAAATGGGGTAAACCATGACAATCAAAACCAACATCCCGGAAACCAAGATTCCGGGTTCCTACACCGAGTACAACTACTACGCAGGCCCTAACGGCCTCCCGGCAAACGTCCAGAAAATTCTTCTGATTGGTGACGTGTCGGAAGAAGGCTCGCTCGAAGCGAACAAGCCTACTGCGGTATATACTGAGGTGGAAGCCTTGAACCTTGCCGGTGCAGGCTCCGTGCTGCATCAGATGTACCAGGCTGCCAAGAATGCCTGGAAGTATGCCCAGATTACCCTGCTTCGCCATAGCGCGGTTGCAGGCAGCAAGGCCCTCTGGAAGATTGCCGTCGAAAATCCTGAAGGCAAGACCGGTGCAACCGCTGCAGGTTCTGTAAGCGTTTTCTACAACAAGAGCCGTGTCTCTGTGGGTGTCGCCGTTGGTGATTCTGCAGAAACTGTCGCCGCAAACCTCGTTCTTGCCGTGAATGCCGACACTTCCGCCCCGTTTATCGCGTCTGCTGACGAAGGCGAAGTTACCCTTACCGCCAAGAGCAATGGTGCCTACATTTCTGCCGCAAAGGGTGGTGTGAAGGTTTCCGTTTCCACCAAGGGTACTGACATTGCCGTTGGTGAACCTGACCTTACCGCTGGCGTTGGCGTAGTTGATATCAAGTCTGCTCTCAAGGCAGCTTTCCCGGAACGTTACCACCTTATTGCCTTGCCTGTATGCGATGCCAATAACTTGACCCTGCTCAAGGATCATCTTATGGATGCAGCCGCCCCGCTTGAACAGCGTGGTCAGCGCGGTATTGCTGCCGTCGTGGTGGACGGTGTGAATGATGCCACCTCCATTGCGAAGGCCAAGAACTGTGAACGCCTCCACATTGCAGCCGTGAAGAACTCCATTCCGTCTGCCGCCTGGGAAATTTCCGCTGCTCTTGCTGCTGTATTTGCAAGCAACTCCCAGCCCAATGTTCCCATGAATGACGCGCCTATTTCCGGTCTTGGCATCCCTGATACCAATGACAAGTGGAGCGGCGAAGAACAGGACGGTCTTTTGAATGGTGGTGTGATTCCCCTGATTGAAGAAGAAAGCACCCTCTGCATCGTGCGCGCTGTGACCACTTGCAGCATGAAGAATGGAGTCCGCTTTGAAAAGCTGGTCGATACTGGCGTTATTGCCACTCTTGACTACTTCCGTGATTCCATCCTTGCGATGCACAAGATCAAGTACAAGAACCAGGTTATCCACGAACTTCTCCCGGATGCCCTCAACGAAGACAATATCGCGACCGCTCGCCAGCTTGAAAAGGCTCAGCTGCTCCGCTTTATTGACCGTTACGAATCTGCTTTCCGTGTGGAAGAATCTACCGACATTCCGGGCCGTCTGATCTGCCAGATTCCTGCCCCTGTCGTTCCTGGTCTCAACCAGATTTACTCCACCATTGACCTTTATCTCAACTAGGAGCTGATATATGGCTAAAATCTCCCATTGCACCGTTCTTGTCAACGGCAAAAAGTACACCGGCATTTCGAAATTCAAGGAAAAGGAAATCGAGCGCAAGGTTGAAGTTGACACCATGGATGGAACTTCCGTGGTTGATGTCCCTAAGAAATTTGGCTTTGAAATGACCTACATTCCTGATAAGGGGGCCGACCTTGACGTGTTTTCTGCAGAATTTGACGGAAACGCAACCGTCATCGTTCAGTACACTGGCGGCAACAAGGTGACCTTTACCGGGAGCAGCCTTTTGAAGGCCACCCCGAATGAACTTGACGGCAAGACCGCCAAGGAATACGCCCTTGACTTCCACGCCGAAGATCGTAAGGAAAGCTGATGAACGAATTTGTGAAGAACATTCGCGAAGCTTCCGACGAAAGCGCCGATGAAATCATTGAGCAGATCAAGGCGTCCCATAAGGTGAGCCGTGTCATTGGGTGGCCGGGCCATGAGGATATCAAGGTCGAAATGCGTCTCTTGAATATGTCTGAATGCCGCCAGGCCAAAATTGACAATCAGCTGGAGTTCAAGAAGGCTGGCATTGAGCTTTCCGTCGCCAACCTTGCCGATTATAGGGAACAGGAAGTAGTCCATGGCTTGTGGCGCGCTTGTTACAATCCTGCTACAGGTGAAAGGATTTTCCGTAATGCCGAAGACTTGCGTAAATCCTGCACCCCTGACGAATTATTGTACCTCTCCGGAGAGTTCAATAGTTTCGTTGAGGAACTGGACCCGAATATCAACAAGTTGAGCGACGAAGACTTTGAATCTTTGAAGGAACTGCTAAAAAAAAACGCCGGACCAGATTCAATTGAAAGTCACAAACTTGCCTTTAGCCTGGAAGCTTCTGCATACTTTGGTTGCCCAGCAACCCAAATAACCGATGCCCAGTGGCTCCTGGTCTTTGCGCTTAAGGGGCTTCTGGGCAAATCTACCACACCTAAGGACGACGGGGACTTCGCCATTGTCGACAACAAGTGAACTTACACTAAGGATTGGGGCAGACCCAGCCAAACTTCAGAATGGCCTTTCCAGGTCAACTAAGGCTGTGGATAATTTTGCCACAAGGGCCAAGGCGAGCATTAGCAGGCTTGGCGGTGCAATAAACGGTGTTGCCGACAAGCTGGTGACCCCGTTCAATTCGCTCCTGCTTGGTGGTGGTATCGGTATGGCCATGAAGAACGTTGGAGACCTTTCTCAGTCCCTCATGTACTATGGAATGGCAGCGAAAAAGAGCGACGCGGACACAAGGGCGTTCCGCGAATCGCTTCACAATATGGCCGTGCAGACTGGTGTTGATGCAAACACCATTCTTACGGGCATTTCTAAAATCGGTGAAATTACCGGTGATTTTGACTTTGCAGAAAAAATGGGTGAAAACCTAGCGAAGGCGGCCAATGCGTCTGGAGCTTCCGTAGAAGACCTTGCGGCTGTTGCAAGTTCTCTTAGGGTTACTATGGGCCTTACCGCCGATGAAACGCAAAAGTTCTTTAATTCACTTATTATCCAGGGTGACCAAGGTTCCTTCACTCTGCAAAAATTCGCTGGAGAAGGTAAAGCTTTGCTTGCGGCGACATCTACTCATGGTGTCAAGACTCCGGAACAATTTGCCCGTTTTGGTTCCTATTTGCAAGTCATGAACGCTCAGATCAAGAGCGAAGCGGAACTTACCACATCTGTATCAACCCTTTTTAGTGAACTTTCAGCGAAGGCGAAAGACCTGAATAAAATCGGTGTTCATGTATTCGATAAGAATAAGGAATTTAACGATTTTGATGCCATTATGCGCCAACTGATGCAGAAAACTGGCGGAGATATCCAAAAACTCCAGAAATTTTTCGGTGCTTCATCTATCAAGGCTCTTCAACCATTGATTGGTGAGTATAAGAAAAATTGGGAGAACATCGATAACATCACTCAAAGCGGTTTAGCTGGTATGACTAACACCGCTGAACTTGATAAACGAAACGAAAAAATTTCAAATGGTTTCAACAAGTCCATTGAAAAGATGAAGGCGATTGCAGAACAATTCGCTGACGTGAATCTTGTTGGTCCTGTAGATAAGCTTTCCGATGTGCTTAAATACCTATCTGATCATCAGGGTTTGGTAACGGCTGGATTCAAGGCCATGACCGTTGCAGCACTCGCCTTGGGTGCCGTAAAGCTCGGAGGCCTGGTAAACCAGGTAAGAGCCTTTGGCGCAGAAATAAAGGGTCTATGGACCGGCAAGGGGGCAAAGGGTGGTTCCGATGCCGTAGGCGGTGCAGTAAGTGCCGCTGCAGTCCAGAAGGTGTTTGTGGTCAATATGGGCCAGGGTGGCATGGGTAACCCCAACTACTATATGGACGATGACGACGTTCCGGCAAGGAATGCTGCGAATACAAAGCAGGTAGTGGCAAACACTCGGGAACAGGGCAGATTTGGCAAGGCCCTTTCCGGGGCAAGATCAGGGCTTAACAAGCTAGGTGGTTCTGCCCTTGGTATGGGTGCATTGACGGCTGCTACAGGCTGGGCTGTTGGGAAAATTTATGAGTTTGGCGATGCTTGCGTGGAGTTGTACAACACCAACAAAGAAATGAAGGCAAAGCGCGATGAAATCCAGGCTCAGGGAAACAAGACCATTGAAGATCGTTACGGCTATGAAGCCGCCTACTGGGCTAAACAGAAGGATATCGCCTTCAATGCCATGCAAGATGAACTGAACAGCCTTTTTTATGTCAATGAAGCGAAGGTGAACAGACTCCAGAAAGAAATGGATGCCGCATCCGAAAAGATGAAGGAAGCTGTGAAAAAGAACAAGGAACGCAAGGAGACCGTAGTCGATAACAAGACTTACATGGAAATGCTTGCGCCTAAAATCGAACTTCCGCCGCAAAATCAAAGTTTCAACATCAACATCATCGGTGGCGAAAAGGCTGTTGTAGAAACATCTGGTAAGGGCGTAAAGCCGCCTACCGTCAAGGTGAAGAACACTCCAAGTTTGGGTAAATGATGGCAGAAGGCGTTGAATCTACACTCGGTCCTTGGACTTTAAGTCTCGTATCTATAGGGGATGACATTAGTCATACCCTTTCCGAAACTACATATCCGTATAAAAACGGTGCCGATATCGAGGATATGGGCGTTGATCCTGAGACGTTCAAGTTTTCCTGTGTCATCAAGAATAAGGACTACGAGGACAATTTTGTCCAGATAAGAAACTGGTTCTTGTCCTATTTTCCAAGCCCTATTGAGCTCGTGCACCCTGAACACGGCGTTGTTGAAGGATATCCACGAAACGCATCTTTTAGCGAAGATCGCCGTAGAAAGTTTGCAGAGTTCACTTTTGAGTTCGTTGTAGCGGGAATCCAGCCGGAAACCCAAAACTACACGGACCCTTACGAATCCAACCTCGAAGAGGCTACCGCCTGCAATGAAGAAGCCATGGCCGCTATTGCGGAATCCATGCAGCAGGCTGGAGTTCCCGACGTGGAAGGCGAAGACTGGTCGCTTCTTGACAAGTGGGGCGAGCTTGGCGATGCCGCCAGGGCTTTTGCATCCGCAGTCAATCAGGGCCTTGGGCAGGTTCTTGGCGTTATCGAAAGCGTCAAGGCCCCTCTTGATGCCATTAGCGCCACTATTGATTACCTCGATACGCTTTCTGGAACACTTACAAGAGCTTTCCAGGAATGCTTGGATTCTTTCACTGGTCTTGCAAGGCGAATTGATGATCATACCAGTTCAAAGGCTTCTATAAGTACCTTGGTTACCAGCGCTACCGAAATGCTTGGTAATGTAGCCGGTATGCCTGCAACCGTTTATGGGTGCTTTGCCACACTCGCTGCTGCTACAATATCTACAGAAGCGGGAAAACTCATTTCTGAGGATGAAAAACGCCTTGGCGAAAGCATGGCCCGTGAAAATGTCGTTGTCGATGATGTGGAAGGTCGCAGCCTTACCAAGCCTAGCGCCCCCGTTCTTGTGTCCCCGCAGGACATGGAAGATTCCCTTGCCATGGCCCGCGAGTTCGTTCAGAAGGTGCTTCCGGTGTCTTCTAGCCCCGACCGCCTCAAGAAACAGGTTGCAACATTATCCGAAGCTGTACTCCGCATCAAGATGGAGTACATGACAACAAAGAAAATTGAGGTGACTCACGAAACCCCGCTCCACAAGATCGCCGTTGATAACGGGCTATCTTACCAGGCTGCAGAAAGACTGTGCGCCTTAAACAATGTCAAGAATCCAACATTCATGATTGGTGAGGTACTTGTCTATGAATCGTGATGAAGTGCTTCTCACCGTCAAGAATGCCAGGGTTGACAAGTTCATCAGCTATAGCATTGAAGCGGACTTGTTTTCCCCGGAAGGTTCATTTTCATTTGAATGCGACAGTCAATACGACATTAACGAGGGCGATCTCTGTGAAATCTACGTGAATCGTGTTGTTGTGCTTACTGGAATTGTCCTTACTACCAGGAGAACGCTTTCCAAGCAGGGAGGCCCCCGATTCAGTGTCGAGGGTAAGTCCACGGCCTGGCTTTTGTCAAATACAAGCGTTACCAAATTTGGGGCATTGCCAAAGACTTTGCCTGGCTTGGCAGAAAAACTTGTCCGGGATATTCCGTTTATCAGCAAGAAGGATTTCGTGTATAATTCCGGGGCTTCCAAGGATAGAATTAAGCGGCAATATGTCGAGGTCTCTCCGGGAGATTCCGTATTCGATGTGATCAAGAAAGCGGCCAATTCCCAGGGCTACTTGTTCTGGGTTTCTCCGGAGGGCCAGTTCGTTTTTGACAAGCCCCTTGCCCGCGGTTCCGCCAATTTCCATATCCACGCCTTTGAAGATGTGTCCGAAATGGACTATATCGAGGGTTCTGTAACAAAGTCTATTGAAAACGGCCATTCCGAAATAAGAATTGTCGGGGAATCCCAATCCGATAACGATATCAAGTACACGAAATGTACCGTGAAAAACGGCGATTATCCCTTCAAGATGCCCCTTGTCGCCAACTGGAACGAGAACGAGGGTCCCGCCCAAAAGACTGCGGAACTGCAGCTCGCGACCGAAAAGGCCCAGGCTATCCAGCTGGAATACACCGTGGCAGGGCACTCCCAGAAAGGCAACAATTGGACCATCAATCAGTTCTGCGATGTGCAGGATGATTTCAATGGGGCAAACGACAATTACCTGATCGTGTCCAGGACATTCACCCTTTCCCGCCAGGAAGGAAAAAGGACCCGCCTTACGCTCCAGCTCGGAGGTGTTATATGATGAAATTCTTTACAAGCATTGTTGAAAGCTGCAAGGATGTTGCCGGAAAGCTCCGAAACCTCACGGCAAAAGCCAATGACATTGAATTTGAAGACCGTCAGCTGATGCAGCAATTCGGTTTTATCAGCATTCCTCGCAAAGGTGACCGCGTGCTGTTGCTGCAATTTGGCAATGTGGTAATTGCCGTTGCATCCGATAGTGCCGATAGGCCTGCCGTCAACGAAGGCGAAACAGCCCTTTACAGGGAAAAGGAACATTACATCATCCTTAAGGACGATGGAACCATAGCAATCAAGGCAAACGGTGGCGTTGATATCGATGGTGACCTTCGCGTAACAGGTGATGTCCAGGACAAGTCTGGAACCCTTGACCGTTTGCGTCAGAACTACAACAAGCACACCCATGTTGGCAACCTTGGTGCGCCTACTTCACCTACAACCGATGCTCAGGATATGTAATGCTAGACCTTGATACTTTAAGTAACGAGTTTGAACGCATCGTAAAGGGTGCTGACGGCAAAAAGAATGTGGCTCCTGACCTTGCCAAGGCCTACAACAAGTATGCCAAGGGCGGGACTATTGCTGGTGCTGTTCTTACTGCCGGTGGTGATGTTTCCCTGCTTGAAAGCGCCTTTACCACGGATAATACCGAAGCGACCATAACCAACATGGCAGCTAAAATTTGCGCTTTCTGGGATGGAGTCCCGAAACCAGGAGTGCCGTCCCACGGTGGAACAGTTGTGGTCTCTGTGGCCCCGACATTCTCCTTGATGACCGTTGCCGTAGCTGCTGCTATTAAAAGTTGCATCACTGACAAGACCGTTGAAAAGCCCTATAAAACGCTTTTTAAGGCCATTGAAAACGTGCTAAAAACCGCCACGGTAACCATTACAGAAACCATGCCCACGACACCGCCAAGCCCTGGCACTTTCCCGGAGACCCTTTCATGACATTTGAAGACATCAAGCAAGAAGTCGAGCTTTCTCTTACGGTTGCAAAAGGTTCTTTCTTCAAGAAGCCGGAGTTTGGTCATAGATTCAAGGAACTTTTAAAGGCTGTCGCTTCTGAAAATACCAGGATAAGGGCAGTCAAATACGCAGAAGAAGCCCTTCAGTGGCTTCTCGATATCAAGCACCTTAAGTCTGTAGAAGCATTCGCGAGCTATGATAGCGCAGATAGGTTGCTTATCAACGTAGAATGCGTTGCCTATACAGGCAAGACCATCACTTTTAGCCGCTTTGTGGAGGTTGGCAATGTCCGTAACAGTTGATGAAATCCTTCAGAGGATGATTGTCGATGCCAAGAACTTTAACCCTACGATCAACATTACGCAGGGAACCGATACCTACATCCGTTTTGCGTGCGCGGCATCTGCAATCTGGGGACTCTACAAGCAGACCGATTGGACCCTCAATCAGATTTTCCCCACGTCCATGAGCGTGGAAAGCCTCAAGAGATTCGCTGCAGATCGCGGTCAAAATGTCGAAGGGCTTACGCCAAGCGAACTTTTGACGTTCATCCTGTCCTATATCCGTAAGCCAGCAAGCGGCGGAAAACCTTTTGACTTTGAACGATGGGCACTCGAAGCCACCAGTGTCGGCAAGACCGTGGAACTTCAGGAATCCATGATCAGCGGCGATGTTTATGAGCTTCATGCCTCCGAGCTGCTGAATCCCCATGTCGATACCGTGGGCTTTGAACTGAGAACATCCGATGTCGAGAAGTACATCGTTGTGGATTTGGGCGACCCTACACCCCTTATTGGTGTAGGTCTTGGCTTCAGTACATCCAGAAAAGCCGTTCTGAATGTCTATGGAGACGATGGCGAAGACGCATTCATCAAGATTGGCGAAGTGGATGTTGCGCATGGATGGTGCCAGCTTAATTTCTCGAAACTTGAGGTCTCCAAGCTGAAAATTGAGCTCCAGTATATTGATGGTCTTGAGGATTGGCAACAGGAAGCCCTTAACCACATCAAGTGTACCGGACTTGAAATTTATGGAGAAAGCGACGATGTAGAGGCAGCTGCAACAGCCAAATGCCTCAAGAATCACAACGGCTTGGGAACCGCAATGATCCTTGTAACTCCGCTCAACTTGTCTATGCGTTGTTGCGAGGCCATCCGCGCTAAATGCGAGGAAGAGGGGCCTGTAGCTCCCCGGGAAATCTATGTCAATGTCCCGGAAGAAATCACGGTTGATTTGAGGATTAAAGTGTCAGGGCTTTCAACATTGGATGTTGAAACCTTTACCCAATCCGTCAAGAAGTATTTTGCCGAACTCTCTCCGGGCAAAACCCTCATTCCGGCACAAATCGTTGTGCTTGCCATTCAAAACGGCGCGACTTTTGCCCGTGTCTATGGAAGTTTCAACGGCAGCGCTGAAGAAGAACTTACCGACATCGTGACCTGCAAGGAAACCGAAGTATTTACCCTGGGTGAAATGGTTGTAGAATGATTGACCCAAACAAAAGCCCCCATTTCAAGGCTCTAAAGCAGCTGTACCCGCTCCAAATGGATGCGGAGGAATATGCCGTTGCCCTGGAACTTGATAGAGCCTTGGCGTATGCAGACGAAGCCTATAACGAAATTTCGCCGTCTTCAGCAGTTCGCACCCTGGCAATGTGGGAAAAACTGTATGAACTGGACGGCTCTGGCACTATCGAGGATAGGCGGCAAGCCTTGCTTGCCAAGTATAACTTGGATTCTGGCATTGCAGAAAAGCATTATAAGGCCTTGGCGCTCCTTATGGGCTACAATGTGACCATCATACCGCCGAAAAGGTTATTCAGGGTAGGCGTTTCCCATTTAGGTGAACCAATGTTCGACCCCGACGAACAGTACACCTGGACGGTTGTCTGTGGGCAGATGCTTAACGAAATCATTCCGCTTGTAGAAGCTTTTGAAGAAAATAAAATCCCATTTACCACAATCCGGTGGGAAGTGACAAAGCTTGCTGCCTTCGAACTTGAAGACGGAAGTCTGCTTGAACTTGAAAATGGACGTGTTTTTGTGCTTGAAAACAGCGCCGAAAACGCCTCCGCATTGATGCTTGAAGATGGCCGCGTCTTTGAACTTGAAAATGGTAAAATCTTTATCCTGGAGTAAAAAATGGAAAAAAGAACATGGAAATCTGGTGAATCGCTCCCGCCAGAAGTCATTAACGAACTTATGAAACTCTCCTTTGACAAGAAGGAAGACGAGGTTGGCTATCTGCCGTTGCCTGGTGATTATAGCCAAAAAGTAGAGACTTTCAAAACATCGAACGGCTCTGTGGATCTTTCGAAAGCGAAAAGCAGCGTAGTCATTATCGAACACGAAGGTAGCCCGACAGCATTGCAGCCGGTAACAGTCAATGTCAATAATGTATCTACCGCCAAGGTGATTTTCTTTGTTCCTCGTGGTGCTGATTATCCGGTAACACTATCCTTGCCCTTGACTTCAAATCTCAGAAAAGAAGTCAGCATCAAGGAAGGAAACTCGGCTCTACTGACCTGGTATAGTTACGGAGCTTCTTATGTATGGCGCTGGTACGAAATCCAAAAGGAACCTATCTACACGCCATCGGCACATGACTTCACTGTTCATAATTCTGAAGGTGATCATGTGACTGTTGATTCAGGTGCATCTTGGGTTGAAATTACATCTAGTGACCTTATCAAGGTTAAAAACGGGATTGTTGATTTAACGGTTCAGTTTGTTATCGACTACACTCAGCAAAACTTTGGTGGAACCTTCCATCTCCAGATATATGACGAATCTGGTAAAAAATCCGTTATTGAAAAGGAACTTTACAAAGCCAGTATCTATGGGGATGCAGGAGAAAAAAAAGTGCTTATGACATGCCGCTTTGCTTTTGTTTCGGAAGGTTCTAAGAAATACAGCATTCGAGCCGCATTGCATACTTATGGAAGTTCTATCGACATTAGCAATGTCAACGTAACAGGCACATGGATTAATCAATAAAAAGAGGTGAAATATGGCAAACGAAGCAATTATTACTTCAAGAACTTTCTCGCTTGGCGAGGTTGATTCTATTGAAGCTCGCAAAAAACATTGCAACGCCATCGTAAGTATCTTGAACTCGTCCAAGCGAGTTGATCTCGGTGGTATTTCCGTTACATCTGATATTGCGGATGATTTTAGCCCGGAAAGCACGTACTCTGCTGGCGATTTCGTCTTCCACGAGGGCGAACTTTTCCGTGCAAAGGAAGCAAACGGCCCCGGGGAATTTGTCTCCGCATCCTGGGAAAAGAGCAATATCACCAAGGATGCTCTGCAGTGTTATTTTGCAACGGGTAGCTTGGGCGAAAATCCTGATTTGACCAGGATAAAGAAGCTCTTTATCGCCAATATCGATGGTTCTGTAGCGGTATTCTGGACTGATGATGGTGTTGAAAATGTCCTTGGCGGCCAGCTCATCCCGCCGGAATTTTTCTCGGAAGAGAATGCAGGCAAGGCAGTTGTTATCAATGCCGCTGGTACTGGGTTGGAACTTGCCGGTCCCTTCGCATCCAAGGAATATGTCGATGGTATTGTCGGCGAAGTTGAAACACAGCTCTCTGAACTGTAGGGGAATATATGTCGATTCAAAATGAAATTACAAGACTCCAGGGTGTAAAATCTAACATTCTGGCCGCCATTGAAGCAAAAAACGTTATCGTTCCTCCGGGAGCAGCTCTCGCGGATTGTCCCGACCTGATTGCAGCTATCACTGGAGGTGGTGGTGGCGGCGAAATATCCTTTTCGATGAAACCGATTGTTCCTGTAAGCGGCAATAAGTTTATCATCTGCGATTCAAATGGAAACATTGGTTATAAAAGCCTTCCAGTGTATGTTCCGTCCGCTTACACGAGTTACGCAGTTGTCGTTGATGGGGCGAATTTTAGTGGTGCTGGCCTTGGAACTGTAACAATCCTTAACCCTGGTGTAGCCGACATTGGTGGTCGTACTTATCGCACGGTAACTATCAATGGTGTAACGTGGTTGGCTGAAAACCTTGATTATAAGGCTTCAGAAATCGCAATTGGACCGGGCGGAAGCCCGTCAACACCAGCTGCTTGGTATTACAACAATAGCGAAGCTACTTATGGAGTTAATGGAAATAAGTATGGCTTGCTGTACAATTGGCATGCTGTAAAGCACCTTAATGACAATAGGGCGACTTTGATGCCTGGCTGGCATGTACCGACAACAGGCGAATGGGATGCTCTTGCCAATGCAGTAGGAGGCTCCGGTGGTGCAGGAACCAAGCTGAAAGCAAATAGTGGATGGAACAGTGGCAATGGATCAGATGATACAGGCTTTTCTGTTTTCCCTGCTGGCAGCCGGCTCGATGGCTCCTTCAACCTTGTGGGTAGCTACGCGTACTTCTGGACGGCTACGGAGTACTCTTCAGCTACTGCCTACTACCGTTACTTCTCTACGGGTGCGTCGATGGACTCGAACCTCAATGATAAGACTTACTACGCTTACTCTGTTCGTCTCGTCAAGGATTCCTAGTGAGCCTGGCGAAGCCAGAGCGAACGGGACCGGAGCGCCGAAGGCGCACGGTCCTAAAATTTGCCTAAATTTATTAAGCAGCATAGCCCCCTCTAACCGCAAGGCTGCGAAGCAGCCTTGCGAAAATTTTTTTTATGAATACAGAAGACATACTGAAATTTGAAAATAACGATGGAAATGAAGTCCATCTAGTGCGGGACCGCCTTTTTTGGCAAGCATGGGAACATTCAGCGTTCCTTTTTTCCAAATATTTCCGCAAATATCAACCACACCATAAATTCATTCAAAAAGTCGCCAAAGACCTTGTCTATCTGGGTTTTCCTAAAAATGTTTTGAGTGATTTGCAGCTCACATCAAAACAAAAGGGATTTGTATATGAAGTTATTGACGACGACCATATCGTAATCAGGAATGTTCCTAATGTGGATGGATATGACGAATGGAAATCAGGTGTTTTGTCAATTCCGAAATCTACGGATCAGCCTAAAAAAGAGTCTAAAAGTACACCAAAAGAGCAGAAAAAAGAAGCCAAAACGTCGGAGTACCTTCTTTATAGGCTAGTATTTGATTTCACTGTATATTCCTCTAATCTAGTCCCAAAGATCAACAGAATATATCGTTTTCCTATCGGAGAACGTCTTTTAAACGCTCTGGTTGATGTCACGGAGCATGTATATTTGTACATTAATCATATCAATAAACTTGATTGCGATAGCCTGGTGCAGTCCCTTCTCCGAATCCGCCTAGATTTTAGGCTTCTTAACGAGCTTCACCAGGTTAGCCTTAATCAGTGGATGTTTGTAAACCAAAAAATAGAGGAAATACTTAAAATTGTATCGCCAGAATCCCTGCGTTCAAGGACTCAGGGAGCGAGCAATGAGGAATCCAGTATTCTGCCCGCCACATCTGGTAACGGATGAAGGGTTCACACCGCTTAAAAAATCCATTAAAAGCCTTTTTTAAGCTTTATTAAATGAATACTACATCGTACAGGCTTTTCTGTTTTCCCTGCTGGCAACCGGAACAATGGCTCCTTCAACAATGTGGGTAGCAACGCGAACTTCTGGACGGCTACGGAGAACTCTTCAACTAATGCCTACAACCGTAACTTCTCTACGGGTGCGTCGATGGACTCGAACAACAATAATAAGACTAACAACGCTTACTCTGTTCGTCTCGTCAAGGACTCCTCAGAGGGCACCATTACGGTGCCCTCTATTTATCCTTTATTATATAGATCGTATAGGCAGGCCCGAAAAAACAAAAGGAATACCAAAAGCCAGCTTAAATTTGAACTTGCCCTTGAAACAAACCTTCTTAAATTAGCCAATGAGCTTGTAAGCCGCTCCTATGATTTGTCTCCTTCAGTGTGCTTCATCAACGAAACCCCTGTAAAAAGAGAGGTTGTTGCAGCTGATTTTAGAGACCGTGTAGTTCACCATCTACTTTGTTCTTGGTTGTTTCCCATATTTGAACGCCAGTTTATTCATGATTCTTATAGTTGCAGAAAAGGTAAAGGAACTCTTTTTGGAATCAACCGTGTAAGGGGCTTTTTAAGAGCAGCTAGTGCCGATTTTCACAAGGACTGCTGGGTTCTTAGGCTCGATGTCAAAGGCTTCTTTATGAGCATTAATAAGGAACTACTATATAATTTAATCATAGAAGGATTAAACAAGGCCAAGTGGGAAGGTGTCCCTGATATAGGTTTATGTGATTTCCTGATAAAAATGATAGTGTTTGCCATGCCATTGGAAACAGCAATGTTTAGAAGTCCACCAGAAGCCTGGGATGATCTGCCAAAGGATAAAACACTTAAATTCGCTGGAGAATCCAAAGGACTTCCGATAGGAAACTTGACTTCACAGCTTTTTGGTAACATCTATATGAATAAACTGGATCAATTTGTTAAAAGGACCCTAAAAATCCGGTATTATGGTCGTTATGTGGACGATATGGTTCTTATTTCTGACAATAAGGAAATTCTTATAGATGCCATTGATAAAATACGGCAATTTCTACAAAATGAATTAAAACTCACCCTTCACCCGCGAAAAATAAACCTACAGCCAGCTGCATACGGCTTTGATTTCCTTGGTGTTCATATATTGCCGTACCGTGTATATCCGGGGACACGTTTACGCAAAAACTGCAAATCAGCAATCCAAAATCCTGTTCCAAACCTGGATAAACAGAAATCAAGGGTCGGTAGCTATGAGGGAATGTTTAAACATCTTAATGGTACGCGTAAATTGCAGAAGCTTATCGATGATTCAAAGCCGATTTAACAAGCTTTAAATGTCGCGTTAATTCCCTTTAAAAACAGCAAAGGGTAAACCGTTTTGGTTTACCCTTTTGTCATTTTTCTCTCACGAAAGGTGCTTTCTTCTCTCATTCAAAGTGCGCCGTTATATCCGGTTCGCGGTGTTTGCCCCCAGGGCTGGCACTTGCCGAGCTATAGGGAATTTGAAACATTGATCAATTACATTGATCCGTCATTCGGATATGGACATACCAGTAACGTCAGTTCATCTACTGCGGGCGAGTTCTTGAAGTCCAAGTCCGGTTGGAAATTTGGAGGCAACGGAACGGATACCTATGGTTTCTCTGCGCTCCCCGGTGGCGGCAGAGAAATCGCCGGTGAATTCGACTATATCGGTTACGACGCTAACTTCTGGTCGTCGGGTGAGGACTATAGTAACAACGCCTTCTTCTTGGACCTGGACTCCGCTGAGGAGAGTGCGATACTCAACTACAGCAACAAGAACAACGCAAAGTCGGTTCGTTGTCTCCAAGACTAG